AAAAACTTGGATTCAAAATGAGTTATGAATCTAAACAGCAACTAATCCAGCATTTTCAAGGGTTGCTACGTAACAAACAAATAAAAATCTACGATAAAAAGACCACCGAGGAGATGAAAGTCTTCACTTGGAACGATGGAGCAGTCCAGCAGGGAGCTGGGGCAGCGAAAGGATTCCACGATGATGACGTTATATCTACTATGTTGGCCTATTGGGAGTTTAACCCAGACAGGATTATTGAAATCCAGGCTGCGCAGGCAACACCCACTAGAATAAGAAAATTTCAATATAATTAAAACTATGTTTAAAACAAAAGAAAAGAAAACAATCAAACGTACTAATAAAAAAGAAGAGCTATTAACCTTATTAAAGGCAAAAACTCCTAGACTATTTGACAGAGACCCTATGATTACAGGTAATCTTGATAAATTTGCTGACCAAATCTTAGAAATAGTCAGTTAAACTGACCCAAAATGTTAAAACAAATTAACCAAGAGATACAGGATTTCCAATCCAAGCAGATTCACATCGTGCCTGGTTTGTCATTCAATCAATATGACACCATAAATCAAATCTATTTCTACCATAACTCACAATATATTAGTGGAGCAATAGACGATGAAGGTGAAAAGAAGTATTTCTACAACATAAACAGAAATCCTTGTAAAGTATTTTCAAAGGCTATTGACTTTGATACAAAAAACATCAGATTACTTACAGCTGGTGGCCAAGATGGTAGCAAAACTTGGTTTATGGAAAGAGACCTAAAGTATTGGATGCGAGATAAACAATTTGGTAAAACCCTTAATAGGCTTTTTAAAGAATTGCCAGTATACGGTACGGTAGTTCTAAAAGTTGTTGATGGTACCCCAGAATTTGTAGACCTTCGCAACTTTATTGTGGAGCAGACTGCTGATAATCTTCAGTTGGCTAATTACGTAACAGAAATCCACAAATATACACCAACAGATTTCAGAGAAGCTGCTAAAGGAATGAACTGGAAACAGTCAGACATAGATGAGGTCATAAGTTTGTACTATGATATGGACGACACGTCCCATATAAGGCTATACGAGCGCTATGGTGACGTTAAAGACGAGAATACGGGTGAACACACCTATCGTAGAACTTTCTGGGCTGACGTTGGCGTAGACGAGTATAACCAAATGGGAGATTTAATCTCAAATCATCCAGGAGTAGAGCTTGGCTCAGACGAATGGACCGAGAGATTACCTTATTGGGAGTTCCACGCAGACAAAACACCTGGTCGTTGGCTAGGAATTGGTGTAGTGGAAGAACTATTTGAACCTCAGATAGCTCAAAACCAAAATACCAACCTACAGAATAAGAGTTCTTTCTGGGCTGCATTAAGAATATTTCAAACTAGAGATGGCGCAGTCAACCGTAATCTAATGACAGACGTTAGGAACGGAGAGATTATGAATGTTGAATCTGAAATTACTCCGATTAATATGGACGATAGAAATCTAGCGTTCTTTAATCAGCAAGACCAGAAGTGGATGCGTAATCGTGATGAGCTTACTTTCTCATACGATGTAGTACAGGGAGAAAGACTTCCAGCTGGAACACCACTTGGTTCAGCACAATTAGCTTCAGCACAAACATTATCTTACTTTGAACAAATACAAGAAAGTGTTGCTATGGATGTTAAGGAAATGCTTTACGAAGCTATTATCCCTTATTTCCAAAAGAGCAATACAGCAGAACATACTATTAGACTTGTCGGCAAGGACTTAGCAGATTATATTGATATGCATAAGAAAGACCTTGTTAATAAAGAAGTTATTAGACAAGCCATTAAAGGAAACTTTGTAGATGCTGAAGGTAAGAAAGTAATTGAAATTGGCGTGATGGCAGAAGCCAAACAAAATAAAGAGTTCCAATTAACTATTCCAAAAGATTTTTATAAAAACGTTAAGTATGACGTAGACATAGATATTACTGGTGAAAGCATTGACACTCGTGTGAGGAACGCAACATTGTTTGCAGCCTTACAGGCCATAACTACTGACCCTACCGTTACACAGGACCCAGTTAAGAAGGGTATCTTATCAATGATGCTAGAGGACGGTGGAGTAAATCCTGCTGAAATCTTTGATGCTGAAGAGGTAAGCCCTGAAGACGCTATGGCTCAAGCTATGCCAGAACAAAGAGGCGGTGGTGGAGTTTCAGCTCCAGCTGCTGTCGGTAATACTGGTCAAGGTCAACAAACAATCTAATGAATAAAGAGATAAGACAAAAAACTTTAAAGGCTCTTAGAACAAATTCAGAAGGAGCTGCATTAAAGGAATGGCTTGAGGAAGAAATTAGAGAAGTTAATAGCGTTACAGATTGTAACACCTTGGATGAAGTATTCGGTAAAAAATACGCAGTTAAAGTTTTAGAAAAACTATTTGCCTTTTTAAGGGACGATAGTACAAAACCAATTAAAACCCCTAATACGTGGGTTTAATATAATTCGGGACTTAACCCGTTAAAATGTAAACAATAAAATTATGTCAGATGAAAAACGAACTTCAGACCCATCTACTGAAGAAGTAGTTGAGGAGGTTCAAAAAACCGAAGGTGAAACCGTTGAGGAGACATCCGAGGAACGGAAGGAAGCCCCTAACGTCAGTGAAGACGAAAAAACCCCAGCGAATCCAGAACTAGATACTGGAGAACAGACTGTACCTTATAGTCGGTTCAAAAAGGTAAATGACGAACTCAAGAATATGAAGAACAAACCAGTTCAGAGAAGTTCATCCGAACTAGACGTAGATGATTTCATTGAAATCTCTGCCTCTCTAAAAGGATTGGATAGACAGGAACAGGAGTGGCTAACAGAAGAGCATAAAGCTACTGGTAGAACATTGTCCGAAGTACGAAAGAGTGAGAAGTTTAAACTTTTGCAATCAGCTTATAAGGCTAAGGTCGCTAAAGATAAATCACTAAGACCGTCCAATAAGCAAGACGAAGCTGATAAACCACAGGGATTATTAGAGAAACTAGCAGGCGCTACTATTGAAGAGAAACAAAAGATATTAGAAGAAGCTGGTCGCTATAAAAGAGTAAGACCTAAAACAGACCGAGTTGTTATTGGTGGTTAATAAATTAAATGGCACAACAAATTTCAAATGATGTTAGTGCGATACAACCAGAATTATGGTCCAGTATGGTCCAAGTTCCATTGTATAAGTCATTAGTCGCCCTAGAGGTAGCTAATATGAAATTATCAGATACTGTAAAGTACGCTGATACAATTCACGTTCCATATTTTGGAGACTTAACTGTATCCACTTACACACCTGGTCTAACAATTAGTGCAACTGCACAAGAATGGGATTACGACACACTCGTAGTTTCAGCCTATAAGCACTGTACTTTCTATGTTGACGACCCTCGTGCTTTGACAATCAATGTTGGTCAGCAAACTGAGCTAGCTACTGAAGCTGCTTATCAACTTAAGAACACAATTGACACAGATGTTTTCAAAAATATCACAGGAGCAGACGGCTTTACAGCTGCTGACGATGAAGATATTTTAGGAGGCACAAACGCATATCCAGTTTCTGCTGGTTCTGCAAATATCATTAATATCTTCGCAGGCGCTAGAAAAGTTCTACGCGAACGTAATGTTGAAGAAACTGGTGATTGGTGTGCAATTGTTACACCTAAGATTGCTGCTGATATTGAAATCAAAGCAACATCAGTTGGCTACAATGTAGCTGACGCAACCTTGAGAAATGGTTATGCTGGAGATTTTATGGGCTTCCAAGTCTATATTTCCAACAACCTTCCTTCAGGTAAATTAACAGCATTAGCTCCTGGAGCTGGTGGCGTAACAGCTGCTGCTCTATCAGCAACTACTTCTAAATCTGTTTACTTCGGTAAAAAGAATACTATGGACGTAGTAATGATGGCTGCACCTCGTCTTGAAATTAGAAAGAAAGACGATATGATTGGTTCTAACTTTATTACCTGGACTGTTTACGGTTCAAGTGTATTTACAAAGAATCAAGATAGAGGAATTAATATGCCTATCGGTTCTGCATACTATTCATAAGACTTAATAAGTTGTTTTACGTTCGGCTCCATACTTCAATGCGGAAGCTGAGCGTAAAATTGGAGAAATAACTATATGAGACTAATAACAAAATACCTTAGATTAAAAGCGAAGCTAAAATTAATGAGACGCTATCGCTATCTAAACGAAGTTAATAAGATTCTAGAAGAATATGAAACAGCTAGAATTTTAAACGGTGGCTCCAAAGAGTATATAGCAAGTTGTAGAGGAGAGTTAGTTAAAAAACAAAATATGATTAACGAGAACTCTAAGTTCATTGAGTTCCTAAAAACTTTATGAAAATCTTGTTCGTTACCGATTCTGTCTTATGCTGGCAACACGGCATTTGGTGGCATCGTCAGAGCATTCCATCGGATGCTTTGGGAAGCAGAGGACACGCAATTAAACAAGTAGCTATGGGGACAGAGTTTCCTGAAGACTTACTTAATTGGCCAGATACAGTTATATTTGGCAGAACATATCCAACACAATACGACCCTATTAAAATTATGCAAGAGTATAAGAAACGTGGGAAGAGAGTGTTATATGATATGGATGATGACTTCTGGGAGGTATCAAAAGATAACCCATCACACTTAGTATCAAATGCTTTAAAAGACCAGTATGAAGGAATGATTAAAGTTGCAGATGCTATTATTACCCCAAGTTATGTATTGGCTAAAAAGTTTAAGAAGTACTTTAAAAAGAAAAAGATATTTATTTGCCCTAACGGAATTAATTACCAAGTCTACCAGCCGAGAGCAAATGATAAACCAGATTTGGTTATTGGTTATATGGGCGCTGCATCTCATTGGAAAGACCTCCAGTTAATTGGGGATGTTATCAGTGAGCTTTCTAAGAAATACGATTTTGTATTTACAGTATACGGACTTACAGGAGAACCTATGGAAGCAGCTATGTATACTTACCAAAGATTATTAGAAGGAAACTATAAACCAGAACAGAACGCTTACTTCCAGGCAGCTCTTGATTTCTATGAGCAATTAAAATCTTGTAGAATGTGGCACATACCATTTATGCCACCTGAATTACATCCGACAGTTCTAGGTAAATGTGATATGGATATTGGTATAGCTCCACTAGAAGATACTAAATTTAACAACGGTAAAAGTTGTATTAAATTCTATGAGTATGCTTCAGTCGGAACAGTATGCGTTGCCTCAGATGTAGAACCTTATAAAGATGAGGTTACCTACAGGGCTAAGAATACCTTTAAAGATTGGTATAATAAGTTAGAGAAACTAATAGTAGATAAAGAATTTCGTGATAAGCTAGGTAAAGAGCAACAGGACTGGGTTAAGGAGAATCGTTCTTCTGAAGCTATTGCAATCCCTTGGGAATTGGCTTGCCAGGCTATTAGTAGTCTTTCTGTGCGGAATCAGAGAAAAGAGGTGTAATAAAAACTTTAAACCAAAGATAAATGAAGAAACGCGTAAGGGTTTATAATTGGAACTCTGTCCTAACAAATGTTATTGAAGGGTTAAGGAAGTTGGGACACGATGTTGAAGAGCAGGCTGCTTCTTCATTTACTGGTGGATGGGATAAGTTTGACGTTATAGTTGTTTGGAGTGAGACAGAAGGTACTGGTTGGGATGAGTTAATTGAAAAAGCTAATAAGAAGGGAATCAGAACTGTCCTCGTTCAACACGGGAGAAGGGGAAGCTCAAAGAAGTTTCCACCATTCTTTGAACCACTTAAAAGCGATGTTATATGTGTTTGGGGAGAGAATGATAAAAAGAGAGTAATGACTGGTGGTGTTCCAGAAGATAAGATTGAGATTACTGGAACAACAATATTTGATTTCTTAAAACCAAGAGAAGAACACGAAGGTTACAACGTTGTATTTAGTCCAGAACATTGGGACCACGATGTAGCAGAGAACTTTATAATCAAAAGCACGCTAGATAAACTCAGGAATGTTAAGATAACAACTAAACTCCTAGAGGGAGAACATACTAAAGATTACTATACTAATCCAGTTTGGTCAGATAGAAACAAGCACGACCATTTAGGTATTTGTGCTGATGTTTTAAAGACGGCTGATTTAGTTGTTGCAGTTTCTGAAAGTACATTTGAACTACTAGCAGAGATAATGGATATTCCAGTAATCATCGCTGACATCTGGGTTCCAAAGACTTGTCTAGGAGATAAGAAGTATCTTACCTATGTAAGAGAAACTTCGGATGCTTGCACAAAGGTTAAGGACTTAAAGAAACTTAACAAGGAAATAAAGAAACAACTAAAACACCCAAAGATTCTAAGGGAAGAACGTAAACAAATAGGTATAGGAGACGGTGGGCTTGACATTAAAGACCCGATGGAAAGAATAATAAAAGTAATTTTAGGAGAATAATATGAAAGAGTTAATAAAAAATCTTTATCCAATGCACAGATTTTTATTAGGTGAGGGCTACGATAATGCCTTAGAATATTTGAAGCACTTAGTAAAATTAGACATCATTGAGTTCCCTAGTGGAACAGAGATAGGTACTTGGATAATTCCAGATGAGTGGATTATTGAAGATGCTTGGGTTAAATTTAAAGGAAAAAAGATTATTGATTTTAAAAAAGACCCTCTATCAGTAGTTATAGGTTCTAAGTCAGTTAATAAGAAAATAGACTTAGCTGAATTTACAGAACATCTTAACTATGAACACGGAGAATTTACTGGTGAATTACCAGATGCTACACCGTACGTTACAAATTATTATGGAGACGACTGGGGCTTTTGTATGCCTAAGAGCAAGGTCGTTAAACCAAACAAAAAGAAGAAAGCAATGGAAGGAGTATCACAGGAAGGTAGGGAGATAATTCCAGAAACCGTATGTGGACTACCTAAAGGAGAGTATGAAGTCTTTATAAAGTCTCGTAAGAAGCCAGGCTCTATGAAGTTGGGCGTCCATACCATTAAAGGAAAGTCAGACAAAGAGATATTATTATTCGCTCACGTAGACCATCCTTATCAAGCTAATGATAACCTATCAGGAGTAGCCTGCTTAGTTGACTTAGCTAAGAAGATTAAATGCGACCATACAGTTAAGATTATATTCTGCCCAGAAACAGTTGGTTCAACAGCTTATGCTTTGACCCAGGACATTTCTAAGGTGGACTTTGTAGTAGCTGTTGATATATGTGGTAACGATGGAGATATTCTCATTAACAAAGCTTATGAGAAAGAGGATAGAATAAACAAGGTATTACATCTAGCTATCCATTCATTTGGAAAAACATATAATAAGGGAGAGTTTAGAAGTACTATTGGTTCAGATGAAAGTGTATTCAATGACCCAGCGATAGGAATCCCTGGAATAATGGTCTCACGTCATCCTTATGACGAATATCATTGTTCAGCAGACACACCAGATAAAATCAACTACGAGAATATAACCGAGACTGGAGAACTAATACTAAAGATTATTGAAATCTATGAGAAAGATTTTGTTCCAGTTAGGAAGTTTCAAGGTCAGTTGATGCGTTCAAGATATAATATCCAAACAATTAATAAACAGTTTAATTTGTCTTGGGATTATATGGTGTATGGGATAGATGGTAAATCTAGTTTAGCAGAGTTATGTTGTGATTATGGATTATTATTTGACGAAACTTATAAACATTTTATTAACCTTGAGAAAGATGGAAAAATCTTACGTCTGCCTAATATTAGCTAAGAGCGATAGCAAGAGATTACCAAATAAGAACACACTAGATTTCAACGGAGACCCGATGTTTCTAGTAAACGTTAGAAAGTGTTTAAAGATATTTGAAAAAGTATATGTTAGTTCTGATAGTTTAGAGATACTAAACAAAGCTGAGAAGATAGGAGCTAATGGAATATTAAGGAATGAAGACTTGTGTGGAGATACACCAAACATACCAGTTTATCAACACGCTCTGAAGTATATGACACCCCCTAGGGGTATAGTAGCTGTTCAAGCAAACAGCCCAACAGTCACAGAAGAAACCATTAAAGAGTGTATAAAGAGATTAAAGCGCAACAAAGAAGTCATAACCGTTCACGTAAACGGAAGGATATATGGAAGTGTATGGGGTATGCGAACTAAGAGACTAAGGAATTATAAAGACTTTTATAAACCTTCAGCCGAACAATTCGTAATAGACCTAAGCACTGATATACACACAAAAAAAGATTATAAACTAGCTTTAAGTATATGAATAAAGTATTTATCATTGCAGAAGCGGGTCACAATGGGAATGGCAATATGCGCCTAAATAAATTAATGATTAAGGAAGCGAAGAAGTGTGGAGCAGATGCTGTTAAGTTTCAATTATACGATATTGACAAGATAAAAAGTCCCTGGCAGTCTCGCTATTTTGAGTTAAAGTTTGCCCAACTAACTAAGGAGGATGTAGTAGAGTTGAAGGCTTATGCGGATAAAATCGGAATTGAATTTATGGCATCAGCCTTTGACCCTGAAAAGGTTCAGTGGCTTGAGGATATAGGCGTTAAACGCCACAAGATAGCCTCTAGGAGCATTAACGACCCAGACGTGATAAAAGCTATGGAAAGAACGGGAAAGCCCATCATAGCCTCTCTGGGAGCTTGGCAGCAAGATAAGCTACCAAAGATAAAGAACGCAGAGTTTCTATTCTGTGTATCTGAATACCCAGCTTATATCACCAATGAAACATTCCCATCTAAGTTTGATAAACTAGCAGGTTTCTCAGACCATACAATTGGATGTTACTGGGCAAGGGAAGCAGTAAAGCGTGGAGCCACAATTATTGAAAAGCATTTCACATTGTGCCACGAGTTACCTGGTTTTAATCAACGTGGTTCAGCAGAACCCTGGGAGTTTAAAGATATGATTACTTATATCCGCCAAGCAGAGCGTGGTATTCAATACTAATTATATGGATAAGAAACTTATATTAAAAGATTTAGAAACCGTTCAACAAGTATTTGATAAGTTTGGCGTAGAGATGATTGTCGGTTATGGAGTAGCACTGGGCTTTTACAGAGACAAAGACTTCTTACCAGGAGATGACGACATAGACCTTTGTGTAGTCCAACCTATAGACCTGAAGACCAGGAAAGCTATTGGATGGGCATTATACGACCTTGGATTCGTAACACAGCCAATAACATTTAATGTATTTGGCAGAATGGAACCAGGAGAAATAGGTTATAACGGAGACGGGGAAACAGGAATTATAGTTTGCGAACGTAACTTTAAGTTTGCAATATTCTTCTTCAAAGAAGAACTGTGCGATATGCACGGAAAGGAATATGTTTGTACTCCTAAGCTAGGAGCTATGAAACTTATTTCAACACCAGCTATGTACTACTACAAGTTAGGTAAATTGAAGATAGGTAAAAAGAAATACTTTGTACCTAGTCCGATAGAAGATTATTTAGCCTTTACTTATTTTGACAATTGGAAAGATAAGACTGACAGAAGGCACGGACATACTTACTTTGAGATGCACGAAGCTAACAATGCCTCTATTGATTTAGAAGGAAAGAATCAAGTGGGGATTTTAAAATAAACGTATGAATACAAAAAAAGTAATGCGTGTATGCGAATGTCATTCTGGAATTTCTGCCTTATTGGTAGACCAATCCAAATATGACGGGATGTGGGTGTCATCACTCACTCATTCCGCCATTAAAGGATTACCAGATAATGAATTAGTTCCATTAAAGGAACGTGTAGAGTTTGTAGAGGAGATTAATAGAATCTCAGACAAGCCAATCATCGTTGATATTGATACAGGAGAGAGTATAGAGCATCTACCTTATACCATAAAATGGTTTAATAAAGCTGGAGCCTATGCTGTTATAATGGAGGATAAGAAATATCCTAAACAGAACAGTTTATTAGAAAATGCAACACAAACCTTAGAAGAAGTTGATGTGTTTGCAGAGAAGATTAGAGTAGCAAAAGAGGCTGCTGGAGACACAAAGGTGTTTGCCAGATTAGAAAGTCTGATTGCTAAGAAATCAAAGTATGAAGCTCTAATAAGAGCAGAGGCATACTTAGATGCAGGAGCTGACGGAATAATGGTTCATTCAAAAGCAAGGGTTGATTGCACAGAAGTAATGGAAGTAGGTAAGGAACTTAGAGAAAGATACCCTGACCTAACATTAATAGCTGTTCCAACAACTTATACACTTCCTGAAGAGAACCCATTCAATATTATTATTACAGCCAATCATTTAATGAGGGCTTCACTAAGCGCTATGAAGAGATTTCTAGATGGCGATGAAGTAGAGTTAGCATCCGTCAAAGACATCTTTTCATTAGTGGGACACTAATATGGAAAAGAAAACATACTGCTTTGATATAGATGGAACCATTTGCAAGACAGTTAATGGTAATTATCAAAACTCTAAACCAATTAAGTCTAGAATTAGCAAGGTAAATAAGCTATATAGGGAAGGTCACACAATCATCTACTTCACAAGTAGAGGGTTCGTTACTGGAATTGACTGGTCAGAGCTTACTAAGAAGCAGTTTAAAAAATGGAGAGTTAGGTTTCATCAGGTAATATTTGGTAAACCATACGCAAATATCTACGTTGATGACCACGGTTTTAACGATAAAAAATTCTTCAAGAGATAATGTAAAGTAAAGCGGTCACAAACTGTGACCAGTTAAAAACGTAAAAATATGGACAAACTTCTTATAGGAATAACAGATAAGATTTTAGCTCCTTGGTTAGAAGGCAAAGATTATATGAGTGTCTCTGACGAGGGCGAAGCTGTAGGTGTTGCTGCTGGCTACTGGTTAGCTACTGGCAAACGAGCAGATGTCTTTATGTCTAATGATGGATTCTGTAATGCGATGAATTTCCTTACCAGTTGGATAATTCCAAAGGGTATTGAAATGAATATTCGCATCTCTACTGGAAGAGAAGAACCATCACATAAGATAATGACAGATATCTTAGAAGATTTACTAAAACTACTAAAATATGACCCAGCAAAAATTGATTTCCAAATTATGCGAAAGTAATCCAGAGGCTGTAATCATCAGCTCTCTAGGAACAATCTCATACGACCTGAAAGAGATTGACCACCCTAAGAAGATTTTACTGAGTGGTGCTATGGGTTGTGCCTTGAGCTGTGGCCTAGGCTACGCACTGGGAACAAAAGAACAAGTAATAGTCCTAATTGGAGATGGCTCCTTCTTAATGAAGATGGGAGGTATGGCTACTATACTTAAGAACTCACCTAAAAATCTTAGAATAGTTGTATTCTATAACGGAACATATAAATCCTGTGGAGGACAAAAGAACAACTTTGATGTTATCAAGGGGTTAGTTCCATTTGAAGTTTATGAAGTATCTTAATAAACACGCTCCACCAAACCCGACACTCGGCTATGCAAACAGCATAGACATACCAAAAAGGTATACAGAAATAGTATCAACTGGTGGAGGCTCTACAATAGACGTAGGTAAGTGGCTTGCTAGAAAGTATGGATTAAAACATACAGCAATCCCAACTACCGCTGGTACTGGTTCTGAAGTAACCAAGTATTGTGTTCTTATGGTGAACGGAGAGAAACATACCTTTACTGATGAGAACTTCATACCAGACGAATATAAACTAAAGCCAAAGTTAGTTATAAGTTTACCAAGACTATACACTCTAAGCTCTGGCCTAGATGCCTTATCACAGGCATTGGAAGCTTACTGGTCTAAGAATCAAACAGACTTAAGCAGAATATATTCAGCTTCAGCTATCAATGCTATATTGGAGTATTTACCAATATCATTGAAAGAGCCAAAGAACTTAGAAGCTAGACACCAGATGTTGCTAGCAGCAAACCTATCAGGAAGGGCTATTAATATAACCAAGACTAACGTTTGCCACGCAATATCATATCCTTTAACAGAAATGTATGACATACCACACGGGATTGCCTGTGCTATGTCACTCAAATATTTTGCTAATAAGTTCCTTAGTTTAAACTTAGATAGATTCTTTAAAGAAATTGATTTACCTAGCTATGAAATTGACATAGATGAAGTTGCTAACATAGCTTGGCGAAGCGCAAAACTAAGGGACTGCCCAAAAATTACAAAGAAAGATATTAAAAAATCATTATGATTTATCTACCTATGTCTGCCAGGGTATTAACACCTGGCCATATAAAAGTATTGAAGTGCTTGATAAAGAAAGATGATATTATGATTGGCCTTCTAACAGCTAAGGCGATGGAAGGTTATAAGGAAGAAACTGTACCATATAAAAACAGACTATACATTTTACAAAATCTAAGCGTTGGTGTGCGAGTGGTAGCACAGAATAGCTTAAACCCAAGAGATAATTTAAAAAAATACAAATGTTCAGCTATTGCTTCTGGTGATGGTTGGGAAGAAGAAGAACTTAGTGCTATTAATGAACTAGGCATTAAGCGAATAGACATTAAATTACCAGGAGAAACTAAAAAACAATATAGTTCAAGTAATATAATAAAATGAACGTAACAAATTTAAAGGCTGACATAGATTTCTTATGCGGTTCTACATCTGGAACATACCCAGACGCAGATAAGGTTAGGAATATGAATGTTGCCTATCAGGATGTAGCTAGAGTTATTTGGGCTTCTGACGGTGATTGGCGTTATGACGATAGCAACAACACTGATGCTCCGATAGCTTATAAAACAATATCCAATGCTTCTGCTAGTTATTTAATACCAACAACTGCTCTTAAAATAGAGGGTGTTGAAATTAAAGATAACGGTGGAACCTGGACAAAGCTTGACCCAATCGGGTATCACGATATGGACCAGTCTCCAGAAGAGTTTCTTAGCTCAGCTGGACTACCTCTTTACTATTCGCTAGATGGAAATGAAGTACGCTTATATCCACCACCAGGAACTGATTCTGTAACTATGGCTTCAGGACTAGCTGTAAGGCTTGCTAGGTCTGTAACAGAACTTGTAGTAACAGCTTCTACCGCCACACCAGGCTTTGCTGTACCTTTCCACAGAATACTATCCTTAGCTGCTGCAATAGATTTTGAACAAGATGCTAAACAAAGAGAGTTTCTTGCAATACAGAAAGCTAGATTAGAGAAAGGTCTATCTTTATTCTATGCTAAAAGAGCCGCTGAATTTAAAACTAGAGTGAAACCAGCTTCCAAACGAAGATGGAGAGCTTTTATATAAAAGTATGTCTAATTGGTCAATAGAAATTTTAAATATATCAAACGGAGGATTCGCCCCTGCTTGGTACAAAGAGACATATCCTAGCTACGGTAATAAGAACCAAGCTGGTGATATGGCTAATATGGATTTGACTAACCCTGGTTACATTTTACAAGGACCTGGATTAGCAACTCTAACAAACGGAACACAGGCTGGAGATGTCACTACCTTAATTAAAGGAATGACAGATTTTGCTGTAACTTCAAACACTGCTTATGGAACTGGTGGTAATAAACTATATCAATTCAGTAATACAGTTGTAAACACAACCTCTCCCTGGCCTCATACAATAGATAAGGGAACAGTTACAGACGAACTTGGAGAAGATGTTTGTTACTATAAAGGAGATATTTACTATTCATATAATCATTCAGGAAGTGCTGGAGATATTGGAAAATATAACCTAGCATCTACCTTTGACGATGACTGGGGTTCAACAGTCCCAACTGGAGCTGCTGCCTTAGAATCAGCACCTCATCAAATGATAGCTGGAGGTAATGATGTAATGTATATTACTAATGGTATTTATATTGCTTCCTGGGATGGAACAACCTTTATTCCAGAAGCTTTGGACTTGCCTACTGGAGCAGTAATACAATCAATAGCCTGGAACAATGACAAGGTATGGGTTTCAGCAATTAACCCAAGCTTAACTGGAGATAATAAAGTAACTGGTTCAATATATGTATGGGATGGGACATCAGTATCTTGGGACTTTGAAATAAAGATGATGGGTAATGTAGGTGGACTATTCATAAAGAATGGAGTTCTGTTTACATTCTTCCAAGACATAACCTCTACTGGAGGATATAAGATTGGATATTATAGTGATGGAATTATTGTAGATGTTGGAAACTATAGTGGAGGATTACCTGCCTTTTATCAAATAACAGATTATAAAGATTACATTACTTGGAACTCAAACGGGAAACTATTCTCATTCGGTTCAGGTGATAAAGACTTACCAACTAAACTGTTTCAATTAGCAGACGGTGGCTTCGCTACTGTCGGAGGACTGGTATGCCCATTTGGTACACCTATCGTTGCATCAAACCTAACTACTAGCTATAAGCTAGCTAAGTTCTCAGGACTTGATGTAGCAGCTAGTTGGAAATCATTAATGTTTGACATAACTGGTGCAGGTAGAATATCTAAAGTAAACAATATAAGAATAAACTTTGAGAAGTTAGCCGCTGATGCAAGAGTAGATTGGAAGTTAGTAAACAACCAGGGAATAACAGTTTATAATGATACAATCTCTTATGATAAATTAGGGACTAAAACAACTGCTTACTATCCAGTTAATGGAAAGGTAACAGAGAACTTTAGAATTGAATTAGATTATGCTAATGGAGATACAACAAACTCAGTAAACATAAAGAACGTAAAAATATATGGCGAATATAACTAAACAAAAATGGCGAATATAATTGATATACATCAAGACCCAATATTTCCAACAACTTGGGATGAATTAGTTAATGGCCTTGAAGATAGAGGTGTAACTGGAATAACACCAAATACTCAACCAACAATAAAAGATGTTGGTGGAGGTATGTCATTGATGACAAACAATTTACAATCACCAAACTATAAAGCTGGGACTAATGGTTGGAGACTTTTCTCTAATGGAGATGTTGAATTTGGAAGTGGTAAGTTTAGAGGTGATATTTCAATAGGAAGTGGAGAGAACGTTTTTAAAGCAGACAGCCAAGGTATCTATCTGGGTAGTGCAACCTTTGCCAATGCTCCATTTAGCGTGAGTATGGCTGGAGCCTTGAAGTCTGAATCTGGAGAAATTGGTGGCTGGACGATAGGTGCTACAACTTTAAGCACAACAAATTTAACAATAGACTCTGCTAATGAGAAGATAGAATCAGACAACTACTTGGCTGGCTCTTCTGGATTTACAATAGGAAGTGATTTAATTGAAGCTCAAAATATAATTTCCCGTGGAACAATAAGAGGTTCTACATTTACATACGATATGATTTCCGCAGTTGGTGGACAGTTAATGGTATCTGATGCAGATTCATTAGCTTCTGATATGACAGCCCTAGACGCTTCAACTCTAACAACTAAAGGGGACACAACTTTCGCAGTCAACGATATGTTGGTTATGAGAGCAGTAGCTACATCTGGAATTCAGGAAGAATGGCTTAGGGTAACCAATATAGGTTCAGCTCCAACATATACAGTAACTAGAGATTTAGCTGGAGTATTTTCTGCTAACGCTAATCCTGTATGGAAAGCTGGGACACCAGTTGTAAAACAAGGTTCATCAGACGGTTCTTCAACCTATTCAGGCGGATGGCTAAGATTACTAGGAGAAGGAACTAACAGCCCTCACTATTCAGTATTTGGGAGAACTGGAGTAGCTTACAATGGCTCAACCGAACAGGTGAGAGTTGGTAATCTGAATGGTATAGGCGGAGAAACTACTGACGTATATGGATTCTTTGCTGGAGATTCAGAAAACTTTATTAAATGGAATGGAACAATTCTTACTGCTACTAATATTAGAATTGTTAATGAATTAACAGCAGGAGAAACTTTAACTGGAGCAACTTTGCCTGTGCCAGTTTGGCAAGCAGTTGCCACAAATAAGACTAACTCGGTTTTACAAGAGAGCTATAATAACACTATTGCTTTTTATGGAAGCACATACGTTTGTCAAACTTTTAAAATAGACACTGAAGATTATAATTCTTTAAGATTTACTAAAGTAAGTTTTTATTTAGCGACAGTCGGAGTTCCTAGTGGGGATTTTATAGTTGAGATTTTTGCTGTTGATGGAAGCGACGAACCAACTGGCTCAGCGTTAGCCTCACTAACAGTGGAAGCTAGTTCACTAGGTAATGGGTGGCAGGATTTCACGTTTGGTTATGATTTTGATTTTGACACCACGTATGCAGTAGTTTGCAACCAACCACAAGGACACTCTGGTCAACATTATACATTTGCTTATCAAGATACGAATGTGTATGCTGACGGAGAATATGGAACTTCAACAGACTCTGGTAGCACTTGGACAATGAACTCAAGTTATGATTTTGCTTTCAAACTTTATTATAATTACAAATTTGGAGAAGCTGGGAAAATTTATGCTTGTGACGCAGATAATGAAAACAGACTAGCTTATACTGGGTTCGCTGTTACAACAGCCGATGCTGATGAAGACGTAGATGTCCAGTTTACTGGCATAGTAGATGACTTTACTGGCTTAACAATAGGAACTACATATTATCTGCAAGATACAATAGGAACAATAGGAACAAGTGCTGGTTCAAATTCTGTTAAGGTCGGCAGAGCAATATCGGCAACAGGACTTTTAATTTATCAATTAGCAATATAATATGTTTCTACTTATAAATTTAAAAACAAAAGAAATAGAAAGAACTGAAACTAATCGGTTTCATTTTGATAGAAAAAAATATAAATTAATAAATAAACCTTTTTCAGACTATATGGGAAAGAGATACTTTAAAAATAATAAAATCGTAAAACAATAATATGGGAACATTTATAGACCCAGCCTACACAGATGGAAGAACATATACCACAGGAGCTGGTAGTGGTATTGCTACATCTACTAGTGGCGGAGGAAGCTCCAATAGCGTAGGAAGCAGTTCTGGCAGTTCACCAGCTGGTTCTTCACTTATCTCTGGACCTTCTGGATTACAAGGATTAACAGAAAGTCAGATTTGGCGTGACCCAGCTTCAAATAATATATATAGATTACCAGACGCACCATCACAGGCAACACTACCAACTACCGCTGGAGCAGCAACAAATAACTTTAATTTAAGAACACCAGATTACCAAAATGCTTATACAGCTCCTGACATAAGTTCTATTTATGCTGGAATACAAGGAGACAAGGAATATATAACAGCGAGAGAACAGTCAGATGCTGCAAGATTTCAGGCAGGTCAAGACCTACTAAACCAAAAGAAAGAAACAGAGAAACCTTTTCTTGATAAACTTTTTGGTGCTAAAAAAACATCAGAGGTATTTCAAGAGAGTCTAGAGAATATGGGCTTTGACCAATCAGAATATTTTGCTAACAGAAAAGCTAAGTTAGCCGAGATGGAAACACTTAATATAGATTATGTAAACACACAAACAGCACAACAAGCGAAGATTGATGCAGCTGAAACAAGTATGGCATCTACTAGATTTATTGATGCTAAAACTGGACAGATTAATCGTGACTACACAAGAATACTAAATGCTAAAGCTTCAGTCATTAATGCTAGAGCAGCAGTTATGCAGGCTCAGGCAGGAGATTTCGCTCAGGCTAATCAACTTGCGTCACAGGCTGCTAATTTACACGCAGCAGACTTAAAGCAGGAATACGATAACTTCGCATTATTCAAAGATGAAAATAGCGAATACTTTGATTTACTATCAGAACAATATACCTCAGCTTACGACTTTCAGGAAGAAATGGCTAATACTGCATACCAAACTAAATTGT